GGGATCAGAGTTTACAATTCTCATCCCCAAAGAACTAAGTGCAGTTTTACCCACAATAAACGATTTACCAGAACCTGGCCCACCAGCAAGAAAAACTGCCTTAAAAATAGAAGGATCGTTAACTCCCTCTTCCAATTTAATTTTTTCGATGATGTGTTTAATATCCATTTACTTATCCCATGCCTTTGCTGCAGTAAAGTTATTAAAACTGAATTCCATCCTATCAACTAGCTTAACTGCATTAGTTCCAGTATGGTCAATGGCAACATATCCTTCTGGATTTGATACCTTATAACCCTTATCAGTTCTAACAAAAATATCTGTCATTTGTTTTATACTATTTAGTTTATTTACAATTAGAGTTTTTGCAGTAATCAACTCTTCCATGAAATCTACAATAGCATAAACAACAGAGTCTAACTTCATCAATTTCTTGACTAGGTCATCTCTTAGTTCCTCTTTAATTTTTCTAGATTTCTCAGTTTTTAGTTTAGAGATAACCTTTTCGTCGAAAAACTTTTTGACATACATCGAATATCCCAATTGTTTGATATTCTTGGTTGAAATATCTTGCCCTTCTCTGATATATGCATTCAGATAGGTTTTGAAGCTTCCACCAGACAATCCCTTTACAAATGTTTTGTCTTGCATATTAACAAAGGCCTTAAAATCATTGGCCTTAATTTTTTTAAACTTTCTACCAACAGATGATAATGAACTATTTACTGCCTTCAGTTCTGTTGCAGTAAATTTTGCAGAACCAGAAACATCCTTGAATGTTGCATCGTCCATCCAAACGGAAGATGATTTTTTCAGTCCAGAAATATTAGCACCAAATGATGCAGTCATTCCTTGCAAATCTTTACCCTTATATGTTGTATGCCACACAACTCCCAATTTGGCAGCGGATATTTGTTTTCCGATTGCAGAATCTTTCTGAACTGCGTATACCAATGTATTTGGTTGAAATGTCACATACGACTCACCATCGATTTTTTTATCTGCCTTATCGTCAGTGAACATCAAGTCACCTTGGATAACATCTTTAATACCTAGTCCAGATAATTCCTTAAAAGCCACTGCAAATTTAGATTTCAGAGTTGGAGACAAATCTGCATCTTGAATTTCTTTAGCGCTCTTATATAACAATGGAACTGCATTAAAGACAGACTTCTTTGCAACAAAGAATTTGCCATCGGCAGGGTCTGTTCCGGCGAAAATAGCGGGAGCTCCATCCCACTTTACTGTCATATTAATCTTTGATCCAGATTCACCAGAAAGCATATCTCGTAATGAACGTAAAAAATTAACTGCAGCTCTTCCACCATTAATTCCATTGTTTATAATTTCATCTTCAAGATGTTCTAAGTGAAGATTTTTTCCTGCTTTTGATTCTATTAAATGTGTTCTAAAACTTTTCATTAGTATAACTTTCCAAATGGGCCGAACATTGGGCCTTTTTTCTGTGCCATAAAAAATAAATCCCTTATAAACTCTTTTCTTCTAGATAATGATAAATTTGCTACAATATATGCAAAACATACGATTTGAGATATAACAACATTATCTTTACTTCTTCCTTTTGACCAAGATTCTTCAAGTTGGTCTACAAATTTATCTAAATTCCCATCAATCGTAAAAAGTGTTTTATTTCTTTTTATAATCGATATTTTATTTTCAAAATCTTTTCTATCAAACTTCATATAATGAGTGTGTTCTGGCATCAAATATCCATCCTTTTTTAATTCAAGTTTCAACATATCTTTTGGAACTTTTCCTAAGAACGCAGCAGCTCCAGTTCCAACAAACTCATATGTGATGTTTCCAATTTGGGCCTGATTGCTTTTCACTCCCATACGATAAGTTTTGTTTTGATATTTTACTTCTAATTGACTAGTAACTGAAGTAAAAGACTTTGTTTTTTCATTATATGGAATATTTAAAAGAAACTTTGAATAGTCTACAGAACTTTCTTTAGTAGAAGATTTTAAATTTACTAAATCATAATTTAATTTTTTTCCATCATTCTTTTTCAAAGAAACACCAACAATGTCTGTATTATTATATGCAGAAACTAATATAGCATTACACTCTTGAATACTAACTGCTTCATCTAACATCGCTTCATATTTTTTATAAGCAGACGACCTTAAAATCCATATATCAGCAGGGTTCCACGAATCTTTCTTTGCAATATCAAACTTGGTATTTACTAATTTTGATATATAATCCATAAATCCCCCATCACGATTATAAACATCAAATTTACTATTTGGTAGCTTGGTTTCTTTTTCGATTTGATTAAATTGTAATTCAAACGAATTATACCAAGACTTTTCATATGGGAGATTGGGATATATTTCTAAGAGTGTCGGAAGCATTTGCTCGAATTTCTTGTAATTTTTTGTTTTACTAGATAATAATTCCTCAAATATTTTAAGAGTAATTAATTCTTGTTGTTGGGTAGTAGGAGCATTACTACTTGGATTAGATCCATTTCCAAATTTAAGAGATATTCCTATATATTTTTTCTTATATGAATTTATATCGACCATATTCTTAAAATCATTAAGAATCTTTGCGTTTCCAAATCCTGCGTTACCTGTCTCTATTGTAATAAATTCATCAAAAGATTTTCCAAAGCTAGATTTCATTTCTTCGAATAATGAAACCAAAACTTTTTCTTTACTCGTTACCACCCCAAGATCTTTTATATCTTGGGATGATTTTGGTCTATAATTATAAGCCATGAAATGGAATTACCTTTTTATTCAGTTAATACCCACTATTTATAATTTTTACATATAGTGCAAATAAGTTCCTACAATATATTTGTCATTAGAAACTGCTGGTTGGGCCTGGTGTGGGTGTGTCCAGAATGGTGGGAATACGGCAAGTCTGCCTTGAACTGGCTTAATGCTTGTATTATAATCTGGAAATACTGTCTCTCCGCCTTCTTCTACTGTATTCAAGTAAAAGAAACATACCAAGAATCTTCTAGCAGAAGCATAATCACCGACATCTGCGTGATATTTGAAATCATCCTCAGTTCCAGCAAAATACTTCTTCATCCGCACTTCTTCATTATGACATTGTGTAGGGAAAAAAGCAATATTATTATGCTGACGATAACTTTCAACATATTCGGAAACTTTACCCAATAATTCCATTGACAACTCTTCAAATTTTGGATTAGCTGACAACAGGGCAGGGTCAAAGAAGTTTATTTCTGTAAAACTTCTATACTCTGGATGTTCAGTTTTCTTATGATGTTCTTGAGCCTTTTCAAACTCTGCGATAATCTCTTCGCATTTCTCAGCCGATAAAACATTATCCCAAACAGAAATATATGCCATATTTCCATCTGGTGGCTTTACTGCAAAGGTATCTCGGTCCACTTCAAAATTTACAACTTCCTGTTCTGTAGTTGCTGTGTTTGTTTCTTCTGTCATAGTTTAATCTCCACTTTTCCTATCTTTTTACTGGATTTTGTACTAGAGAATGTTTCTCTAAAGTTATTATCTGTTTTTTCTTGTATTAGTTCATCTTGTGCATCTTCTTCTACATCATACAATCTCATTTTAGGTCTGTCAATACCGACAACAAATCTTTTATATTCATTTGGATCATTATACCTATTCTTCAATTGTTTAATTAATATTTGCCCCATTTCTTCTAATTCTTCTGTTGCAATCAAAGCAAACATCAAGTCCGCTGTAGCGGGCAAACCAAAACTTTCTGATGTATCTGTCAAGTCTACATCACTATTGCCATATCCACCTCTGGTCGTTTGGGTTGCAGTCACAATAGGAACATCATTCTCAACAGCAAGACCTCGTAGTTCTTCTGCAATAGATTTTATCAATGTATATGAGTTTGCACCAGCGCCAGGTTTGACACGAGCCGATGAACATATATTTAGGTAATCAATATAGATTACTTTTGGACGAAAATTCTTCTTTAATGACAACTCATTTAACAAATGTCTGAAGTGGTTTGCATTGGCAACTGCTGTAGGATATTCTTTAATAATCATCTTTCCAGTAGTTTTCTTTTGTAATTTGTCAATCTTTTTATCAAAGGTATTTCTAGCCATACTAGAAACATCTTGAATAGAAGTATTCAATAAGTTTGCATCAATTCGCTCTGCAATTTTTTCCTCTGACATCTCAGCAGTAATATACAAAACATCATATCCCATTAAGAGATGATTTGCCGCACAGTCACACATAAACAGCGATTTGCCAACACCAGTACCAGCGAGAGCAACATTCAAAGTTTTCTTTGGCAATCCACCCTGAGTAATACGATTTAACATATCCAAATGAAATGGTATCTTTTCTTCTACTTTTTGATAGAATTCAAATCTAGATTCCCAATCGTCAATAAAATCATGCCCAATATTACTATCAAATGAAACTGCGAGAGCTTCACTCAGTATCTTAGGCATATTACCTTTATCTGGGCCATCGTCATTGATAATACTAATAGATTTCATTACTGCATTATATACAGCACGATCCTGACACCATTTTTCTGTAGCATCAAGTTGCCACTGACTATTTCTATGTTCTTCTTTTTGATTATTAAGATAATCTATAAACTCTACAGATTCTTTATAAATGTTTTCTGATACATTAACATCCTCTAAAGATATCATCAGCGAATCTTTAGTCGGAAGTTCATTATACTTTTCAATATGATTTTTCATCAAATCAAATACAGTTTTATTCGATTCGCTCTGAAAGTATTCACGATCTATAAACGGTAATGCTTTACGCACATAAGCATCATCCGCAAATAAACAATTCATAACAACTTGTTCAGTTAATTCCATTTAACCTTTTTGCCTCTTCAATTAATTTTTCTGATTCTTTTTTCAAATGCTCAGCCTGACGCAATAGCGCCTCTCGTTTTCCATCTATGTCTGTACCCTTAAACATAGACATAGTATTTGGTTCTTCGTCGGATGTTCCGTACACTTCTGTCCATTTATCTTTTGGACATCTAATCTGTGCAATCTTTGCCTTTGCGGGCATAAAACAGCCACAAGATTTACATACCTTTATAGATGCCTGAAACTGGTCACAGGAGCGACACGTTGCCATGCGCTCCTGATAGATATAGTTGGATGCAAATATCTTAGACATTATCCAACTCTAAACTTCTTACTGATAAATTCATCAAACTTTACATCTTCCAAAATTGGTTGCCAAAACTCACTATTATGAGTATCTTTCTCACGAAACTTTTTATCAGCAACCTCACCCGATTCCACATCAACCATCTGATACCAGCCGCCTGACCTTGATATTACACCATAATCCATGGCCATGTCAAGAAGACCTGAGAATTTATCTACACCCTTTTCCCAAGAAACTGAAATCGGTATTTTAGATTTTTCTTTGACAAACCTAGATTTCTCGACATTGATTACAAAATGATATCCTTGTATCTCCGTACCCACCTTATCTTGTTGTCTACCAACAATCCAAATAGTGTCAGCACTATAATACATTCCAGTGCCACCAGAGACTACTTTGGTAGGATATAGCCCCTGAGAATCATATGTATGATTGATAGCAACCATTGGAATATCCTTCATCGTAAGATGTGGAGTAATCATTCTGAATAAGGATTTAAACTGCTTTGCCCTAGTCATATCGGCTGCAGACTTTTGACTCTCTGCATCATCCACTTCTTTCTTGGATGCCAAGTTACCGACAGAATCTACCATGATAAACACTTTATCATCAGTTTCAATTTCTTTTAACTGAGCAACCATATCAAATTTTAGCTCTTCCAAATCAGTGACAGGAACGTGGACAATTCTTGTTGTGTCAATATCAAACACATCAAAATATCCCTGTGGAGTACCAAATTCCGAATCGTAAAATAAGACAACACCTTCTGGATTTTTATCCATGAAAGCTTTCATCATAATTAGTCCGAAAGCAGTTTTAAAATGTTTAGATGGGCCTGCAATCATTGTCAATCCTGATGTATATCCACCATTCAAAGAACCAGAAAATGCGACATTCATCGCCGGAATATTAGTCGGGGTGCTGTCTTTTTCATGTAGGTATTTTGATTCTGATAACACATTAACTCTCCCATCTTTAAATGAAGAGTTTTTTCTAAGTTTGCTCATTAATCCTTTTGACATCGTTTTCTCCTAAAAAAAGTCATCTATCGAAACACGGTCTTCTGTTGTCCAACCAATTGCATCAGTGATGGTGGTGATTGGATCTAAGAAGGCCTTTTCGAATTGTTTGTTATAATCTATAAATCTTAGCAAATCAAATTCTTCTGGTAGAACATTTTGAATTGCAATTGTATTGTTTCCAATTGGATTGGGTTCTTTTAGATAGGCGAACTTAATCTTTTCGCCCTCTTTGATAACTGGATAAGTCATATCCAATTTATGTTTCTTGACTAGCTGATTGTAGTGCATTACTCCCTTTACGTGGATTGGGGTTCCTTTCGTGAATAAGTCTTTAGAATCATGATACTTCTTCAAACCATTCACACTTCGTGGAAATGATATCTCATCTATCGCAAGTTGTTTGAATTCTTTTCTAAAACTTTCAATATATCTTATCAACTCTTTATTGTCGCCTTTCATAATAACTTTGAAAGATTCTCTGAGTTTATCTCTACATGCTGCGGGCGTAGAAGATCGAACTGCTTCAATGCCCATAATTTTGAGTTCTGGAGTTTTATATCGAACACCTTCATTATCATGGACATTTAAAATATATCTCTTCTTTGCAGTCCACAAACCTTTTGATGCGATGACTTCTCTAGCCATTACCATCTTCTGGT